CCCTCCTTGAGCGCGTCCTGCACCTGCTTGAAGTCGAGTTCCGCGATCTCCTTCCCGCGGAGCTCGCGCAGTACGGCGTCCTGCAGCATCTTGGCGTGCGCGAACGGGACTCGGCTCACCATGAGCTTCGCCCCGCTCGCGAGCGTGTGGGTCGTTCCCTCCACGTGCGTTCCCTCCTTCCGGCTCTACTGCATCAGCCGCCCGTTGTTGCGGAAGAGCATCGTGTATTCCGAGATCGACTGCTCGATGTCCGCCTCCGTGTTCATCTTGGCGGACGGGTACCGCTCGAAGATGCCGCCGGCGAGCTGGTAGACCTCTGACCCGACCCCGCCCTTGCCGTCGCCGAGGCGCTTGATGAACGAGCCGGCCATGAGGACGAAGGCCGCGAAGTCGTTCATCTGCTGCTGGAGCAGCCCGTTCAGCGTCTGGTCGTCGGTCGACCCGCGCACCACCCGCAGGGTGACCTTGGCCCGGATCCCCGAGTAGTTCATCGCGTAGATGGCGTTGCCGTCCTTCGACAGCTTCAGGTCCGCGATGGGGTTGTCGAACTCGACCTTGACGCAGTCGCCGGAGGCCAGGGCCGTGATGATCTGCCCGTTGATGATGATGACGTCCTTGCCCGTCAGTGTGACCGATCCCGCCTGTGGCATGGTTCCTGACCTCCTCTACTGTTCCATCTGAACGAGCACGTTCGACTTGTGGATCGCGCCGGCCAGCTTCGCTGCGATCTGGACCAGGGGGGCCTTGCGGGCCGCCCGGTCGGACTGCGCCTGCTGGGCCACCGGCAGGGACCAGATGAAGTACCCCACCGTCCGGATGTTCTGCTTGAAGAGCTCCTGCGGGACGCCGGCCGGCACCGCCGAGTTCCACTCGCCCGGGGCGATGACGTTCGCCGTCTTGGCCTGCTCGCTGACCTTGCGGTAGGCGTCCTTGAGGCCGCTCATCCCCTCCTCGGTCTGCGGGATCTTGAACTGGGTCGGAATCAGGTAGTTGAAGCCGCCCACCTGCAGGGCGAACATGAACCAGTCCTTGTTGTACTGCTCGTCGAAGAAGATGTTCTCCTCGGAGCAGAAGGCCATGGGCACCCCGGCCACGGAGACGTAGACGTCGATGCCGGCTGCCTTGGCCTTGTTGAGCTGGGTCTGGCCGATGGTCTGGTCGGCCGCGATGCCGACCAGCTGCTTGCCGTGCATCGTGATCGACGTCCCGATGCCCCCGAAGTTGACCGAGAGCCCGCGCCCCAGGTACGCGGCGGAGAAGATCTGCGTCTGCTGGTCACCGGCCCCGTTGAGCAGGGGGTTTCCGTGGTAGAAGCACCGCACGCGGCTCTCGGAGAGCTGGCGGACCTCGTCGAGCATGGAGTCCGGCTCGAGGTCGGTGACGTCCGAGGAGCAATACCCGAACATCTTGTAGAGCCCGTGGATCTTCAGAGCGAGGGCCGCGAACTCGACCTCCGCGCTGCCCATCTCCTCGTCGATCAGGATGCCGTAGTAGTAGATCTTCTCCTTGGTCCTGTCGATGGCGTCGCGGACGGTCTCGAGCGAGGGCGCCTGGAGCCGCGGGATGATCACCAGGTAGCCGTCGCTCCCCACGGGGTTGGGGACCTGGTTGAAAATCGCCTGCGCGATCGCGTAGGAGTCCGAGTCGCCGCCGAAGTCGGTCGCCACGTCCGAGGCGTTCAGGTACACGCCGTAGATCTGATCCACTGTCCATCCGGAGGGCTTCGCCTCTTTCGTGAAGAGGGCGATGGTGTTGATGTTCACCGCGCCCAGGGAAGCCGGCGTAGGCAGCACGGTGACCGTGATGACGTTCGCCAAGTCCAGCACCTGTCCTTGAAGTTCGCTCATTGTGTGACGACCTCCGGTGATTTCGCGGAGCCGTCCTGCGTGGCTCCGTTGAATTTGTCGAAGTAGTCGACCCCTCGACTCTTCACGACCTTCTCATGCATGCGGGTCAGGTTAAAGTGTACCACGTATCGGAGGAGGCGCGCGGAGACCTCCGCCTCGGAGGCGTTGATCAGGGGGGACGCCGGGACGGGCGCGATCTGGCAGTTCCACCGCTCGGCGGTCTGCCTGGCGCGCTCGGAGCCCAGGGCCATGATGACCTCCTCCTTCCGCGTCCGCGCCTCGGGCCCGAAGGACATGATCTCGATGCGGATGTCGTGGAGGGTGTTGACCTGCTGAACCTCGTCCCAGTCCGCGTTCCTGAAGTTGGCGGATCCGATGGCTCGGGGGCTGTCGTCGAAGACGGCCACGAAGAGCTTGTCGTCCTTCGGCATCGTCCACTTCTGGTCGCCGAGCAGGCAGTGCTGCTCGTCCAGATCGAGCTCGGCCTGCAGGACGTCCGCGATGACCTTCGCCGCCTCCCTAGTCTCCACGCTGCGGCCTCTCGGCCAGGGCGTACTTGCAGAACCCGCCCTGCGTCCAGTCCTCCACGTCCATGACCCGGAACAGGCGCCCGTTGCTGTCGAACAGGCTCCAGCCGAGGCTCAGCGACTGACGGTGCTCCCGCACGAAGAAGTCCCAGTACTTCCAGTCCCGCTGCCCCTCCGGCTTCACGACCAGGCTTTGCGACCGGGAGGGGTGTAGGACTCCCCGCACCACGAAGGCGGCCTTGATGGTCTCGACGGCCTCGTGATCCTCGACGGTCACCTTCACAACTTGGAGCTCGACGGGTCTCCCGAGCCCGCGGATGGCCGACCCGACGTTGGGGATCACGAGCGCACCACCTTGAACGTGACCGCCCTGTGGAGCTGGCCCGAGAGCCAGAGCAGGCGGTGGGGGCCCGTGCGCTTGACGGTCTCGGGGCTGTGGGTCTTCCACTTCCCGAACCCGCCCGTGTCGAAGGCCTCGCTGACGAGCAGGAGCGCCTGCGCCCCCACCAGGTGCAGGTACTCCATGACCTTGCCCTTCTTGAATAGATCACGGACGCCCTGCGCGAGCGGCTTGGCGATCATGCCCATGTGGTTCTTGAACGTGTCGTAGAGGAACGATCGCCGCGGGATACCCCTCTCGTGGGAGCCCATCTCGTGGATGAAGCCGATCTCGGCGTTCGTGACCCCTTCCTTATGCGTGGCGCTCACTGCTCGCCCGGCACTCGTCTCGAAGCTCTGCCATCGAGCGTTCTTGTCCCCGAAGATCCCGACGCGGATACGGTAGTTCCCGTCGGCGAGGGTCTTGAGGTCGGCGCCGATCTGGCGCAGGCCGCTCAAGTCCACCTTGACCCTCGACTTCTTGGCCATCCTCAGTAGTCCGTGAACGGGATGTTCGCCCCGCCCTCTCCCACCTGCAGCGGGCCCTCGACCGCTCCGATTGCCCCGATGATGCGGGGCCCGAGGTATGACAGGTACCGCTTCCCGTAGTCCGTGAGCCAGAACTGCTGGAGCGGGGCGCTCCTCTTCACGAAGTCCGGGGGTTCCACCAGGGAGATGTTCACGCCCCCGACGGACTTGCTCGACAGGATGCCCTGCGCCTGGTTATCGATCCCCAGGCCCTCTGGACGCCCCTGGAGCCCCCCGGCCGCCTGCACGTTGGTCACGAGGAAGTGGGCGGCCGCGTACAGGAACGCGGTCTTCCCGATCTCCGTCGTAAACAGCGCCGGATTGTACAGCCCCACGGCCTCGCTGATGGCCCTGGAGATATCCGCGTCGGTGACGCGATCCGTTCCGTCCCCGTACTTGAAGTCCCTGACGAAGTAGGCCTTGAAGTCGGCAACGGTCGCAGGCGGCTGGGAGGTCATTCCCGGTTACTCCTCGTTCTTCGCCCGGCGCCGGACGTCCTGTCCGTGCGCCTTCTTGTAGGACTGGTTGTCCTTGATGCGCCCCTTCTTGTCGCGCTTCAGGTAGCGCTTCTTGCCGGTCGAGGTGCGGTACTCCGAGCGGCGGCGCTTCACGGCTGGCTCGCCGGCTCGTCCTTCGCCGGCTCCTCGGCCTTCTCGGCCCCGTGCTTCTCCTGGAGCTCCTCGAGCTGCTTCTTCGAGGTGGCCCCCAGGAAGTCCTGGAGCTTCTTCTGGAGTTCCGCCACCTGTGTCTGGAGGGCGACGTTCTCCTTCTTGATTCCCTCGGCGTCCCCGACGGACTTCACGACGCTGCTCGCCAGGACGATGTGCTTGTACCGCAGAAGGGTCTCGGCCTCCTTCTCGGGGACCTCGATCGACTGGCCCCGGCCGCACCTGCCGGTGCTCGCCACGAGCGTCGCGCCCCCCTGGTTGATGATCGCGACCATCTTCTCCGCCACCTTCTCTCCCATGCTGGCCTCCTTGTGTCCGGCTTCCTCCGCTGCCCCCGGCGATGCGCCGCCAGGGGCAGATACGAAGCCGACGACCTACTAGATGCTGGAGTTGTCGTCGAAGTACAGCACCTCCGGGATGCGGTAGACGATCATGCCGGTGAACTGGCCGGCGCCGACGCCCTGCCACTGGAAGTTGTTGCCCGTGGCGGGGGCGTTGAGGAACAGGTCGACCGGGATGTCCATGTGGATCGTCTCGCGGTCGGCGTTGTAGAGGACGTAGCGGTTCGTCCCGTTCGCCGACCAGTACCCGGCGTTCCGCGCCTTGTTGCCGTAGGCGGTGCAGAGGATCTTGAAGTCCGCTCCGCAGACGGCCTTGAACGCGTTGGTCAGGTACTCGAGCTTGGACACCATCGGGAACTGCGCGCTGACGGGCGACGCCAGGCCCGCGTAGTCCGACCGCGGCATGCAGAACCTGTTCGGGAACCGGACGTCGTTGCAGTTCGTGAGGTAGAGCTGCACGATGCCGGCCACGAAGGTGGCGAAGTCGTCCGCGGACATGTTCGAGATGGGCCCGCCGATGAACGTGGTGTTCAGGTTGACCTCGGTGTTGCTCAGCAGGCCAGGGAACGCGGCCAGGTTGCTGAGGCGTCCGAGGAATCCGACCTTCTGGATCCCGAGCTGCCAGTTCTTCACGAGGGCCTTGTACTTCGAGGCGACCACGTCCCAGTTGTTGCTGGCGAGCGCCTTCTGGACCTCGGGCACGGAGTACATGTACCCCTTGGCCCAGGTGGCGATCTTCGCGGTGATGGGGCTCATCCCGACCTCGACGTTCGCGATCTCGGTGCGGCTCGCCAGGTCCTGGATGCCGGACTCGAACGGGCCCGCCGCGTCGAACGTCAGGTTGGTCTTGATGTCCTCCATCCACGACCCGCGGCCCACGAGGACGGGCGCGAAGTCCGCGATCGGCTCCTCGTAGAACTTCTGCATGATCACCTCGGCGGCGATCAGGGTCGTGGTCTGGATCGTGTACTGGTAGCCCATGGCGGTCTGGTCGATCGCCCCGTTGGTGTTCCGCAGCTCGCGGTCCAGGCCCGGCTTCCACGGGATGGGATTCGCCGCGATGGCCA